CCGCCGCAAGCACGGTACCGACCAGCCCCGAAAGCGACTGATGCGAAAGCCCGCGGCGATCCGCGCGCTGCTGACGGCGCACTTGCCCGATCTGGCGCGCGATCCCGAACGGCTGCGCATGTGGATCGACAAGGGGCAGGTGCGGACGCGGCAGACGTCCAGCTTTTCCTTCGAAGTCGCCTACACGCTCAATATCGTCGTTCTCGACTGGACCGATCCCCCCGTCATCCTGTTCGTGCTGCTCAACGACTGGCTGCGCCGTTACCAGCCCGATCTGGTCGCCAGCCAGGCCGCCGATGGCTACGCCTTCGAGGCCGATATCATGACGAACAGCGCGCTCGACCTGTCGATCGACCTCGCGCTGACCGAAGCCGTGACGGCCGTGCGCCGCGAGGACGGCGGCTGGGACATGCAAATCGTCGAGGAACCCGAAAGCTTCCCCGACGACTTCGCGGCCTCGCCCCCCGTCCCGCTCAAGGAAATCTGGTGGAAGGATGCGCGGTTGATCCCCGAACCCGATCCGCCGCCGCCGCCCGAGGCCGGGCAGATGGATTTCGGCGAGACGAAGCATGGCGGCCTGCTGGCCCTGATTTTGGAGGATTTCTGACATGGCGACGATTTTTGTGAAGGACGCGCAGGGCCTGTCGGTCCCGATCAACGCGCCGAACCCCAACGGCCGTGCCGCCGCCGAAGCGTCGCGCCCCGTCGCCCTGTCGGCCGAGGACAAGGCGAGCCTCGACGCCATTGCCGAGGCGATCGGGAGCATCGCCCCTGGCGGTGACGGCGGAGGCGACGCCAGTGCGGCAAAGCAGGATCAGCAGACCGCGCTGCTGACCGGCATCGTCACGGCGCTGGGCGAAGCGGACTATTATCCGGCGACCCAGCCCGTCAGCGGCCCGCTGACCGACGCGCAGCTGCGCGCCGCTGCCGTTCCCGTCTCCGGTCCCCTGACGGATGCGCAATTGCGGGCGTCCGCCGTCCCCGTCAGTGCGCAAAGCCTTCCGCTCCCGACCGGCGCGGCAAGCGACGCCAAGCTCGACGCGCTGATCGAGGCGATCGGCGAAGCGGACTATTATCCCGCGACCCAGCCCGTCAGCATCGCCGACCCGGTAGCCGTAACGGGACCGCTGACCGACGCGCAGCTGCGCGCCGCCGCCGTCCCCGTCAGCGCGGCCAGCCTGCCGCTGCCGACCGGCGCGGCGACCAATGCCAAGCTGGATGCACTGATCGCGGCGATCGGCGCCCTCGCCCCCGGCGGTGATGCGAGCGAGGAAAACCAGCTTGTCGAAATCGGCTTGCTGGAAG